GACCAACAGCCTTATCTCGGCAAACGATGTTCTTATATTGAACGTCGGTGCGGGCGCGACTGCTGCGGCGTATACCGCGTATGTGTCGAGCTTAAGCGCAGGATCTGCGGTTATTACGCTTCGCAACATGACAGCGGCTACGTCACTGTCTGAAGCGGTTGTTCTTAATTTTGCTGTTATCCACTGCGCTTAATATGGCAAAGTCTGTCTCTCTATCGGTCGGACGCGGCGAGAAGCTACCAGTTAGCAAGGGCGCTGGTCTGACCGCTAAGGGACGGGCTAAGTACAACAAAGAGACGGGGTCTAAACTTAAAGCCCCCGCGCCTAACCCTAAGTCTAAAGCGGAAGAAGGACGTAAGAAGTCGTTCTGCGCTAGGATGGGTGGGGTTGTTGCCAAGTCAAAGAACGCGGAACGGGCTAAGGCCAGTATGAAAAGGTGGAAATGCTGATGAAAACAGGTCTTTATGCTAACATTCATGCTAAAAAAGCCAGAATAGCGGCTGGTTCAGGCGAAAAGATGCGTAAGGTAGGCGCTAAGGGCGCGCCTACAGCCAAGGCATTTGAGAAGTCTGCCAAGACGAGGAAGAAGTGATGCCATTAAAGAAGTCACCTAGTCCAAAGGCTTTCAAAGCCAACATGAAGACGGAAATGAAGGCAGGCAAGCCCCAGAAACAGGCGCTTGCCATTGCGTATTCGGTTCAGCGCAAAGCACAGGGTAAGAAGAAATAATGGATTATTCAGGTGTAGCAGCGGCAGGACGAGTGGCAAGCGGTGGGGGCAAGAAGAACAGCCCCGGCGAAGTGCTTGACACTATGCGGAGCCGTCTGTCTATGGCCGTCTCGGCGTTCTCTGAAAGCCGCGAAGACGAACTGGATGATCTACGCTTCTTTGCAGGCTCGCCTGACAATCAGTGGCAGTGGCCTGCGGATGTCTTGGCGACACGCGGGTCTGTGCAGGGTCAGACGATTAACGCACGACCATGCCTGACAATCAACAAGCTGCCGCAGCACGTCCGTCAGGTGACGAACGACCAGCGGCAGAACCGCCCAGCCGGTAAGGTCATTCCTGCGGATGACAATGCCGACATTGAAGTGGCTGAAGTTTTTGATGGTATGGTACGCCATATCGAATATATGTCCGACGCAGATGTTGCCTACGACACGGCGTGCGAGAACCAGGTAACCTACGGCGAAGGTTACATCCGTCTTTTGACCGAATACGTCTCGGATGATTCGTTTGATCAAGACATCAAGATTGGCCGTATTCGCAACTCTTTCAGCGTCTATATGGACCCTACCATTCAAGATCCGTGCGGGTCTGATGCCGAGTGGTGCTTCATTACTGAAGATATGTTGCTTGAGGACTACACGCGCCAGTTTCCAGACGCTATGCCGGTGTCGTCCATCCAGACGCAAGGCGTAGGCGATGAAAACCTGTCGCAGTGGGTCAATGAGAACACTGTACGCATTGCCGAGTACTTCTATGCGTCCTATGAGCAGGCTAAGTTGAACCTGTACCCCGGCAACAACGCTGTGTTCGACGGAACACGCGAAGATAAAGCCGCCAAGGAGATGGGCCTCAAGCCAATCAAGTCCCGTACTGTCCAGCGCCGTAGTATCAAGTGGTGCAAGACAAACGGTTACGAGATGATTGAGGAAAACGACTGGGCAGGCGACTGGATTCCGGTTATCCGCGTTGTTGGTAACGAATTTGAAGTTGACGGGCGTATTTTTGTGTCAGGATTGGTACGAAACGCCAAAGATGCCCAGCGTATGTACAATTATTGGGTATCTCAAGAGACTGAAATGCTTGCATTGGCCCCAAAAGCCCCATTTATCGGGTATGGCGGCCAGTTTGAAGGCTACGAGATGCAGTGGAAGACGGCCAATACCAATAACTGGCCGTATTTGGAAGTAAACCCCGACGTTACAGACGGTCAGGGCGGTGTTTTGCCACTTCCACAGCGTTCTATGCCTCCAATGGCTCAAACAGGGCTTATTCAGGCCAAAATGGGCGCTTCTGACGACATTAAAGCGACCACTGGGCAGTATGATTCAAGCCTTGGTCAAACGTCAAATGAGCGGTCTGGAAGGGCTATTTTGGCCCGTGAGCGGCAGGGCGACGTTGGAACGTACCACTATGTAGATAATCTGGCCCGTGCCATCCGTTACACAACCCGTCAGATTGTCAATCTGATCCCTAAGATTTACGACACACAGCGCATCGCCCGCATCATCGGGCTTGATGGCGAAACGAGCATGGTCAAGATTGACCCAACACAGCAAGAGCCAATCAAGAAGATCGTCAACCAAGACAACATCGTGATCGACAAGATCTACAACCCAGGCGTCGGCAAATACGATGTGTGCGTCACGACTGGCCCAAGCTACATGACAAAGCGTCAGGAAGCTCTTGATTCGATGGCGCAGCTTCTGCAAGGCAACCCGCAATTGTGGGCTGTGGCAGGCGATCTGTTCATCAAGAACATGGACTGGCCCGGCGCGCAGGAAATGGCGAAGCGGTTTGCCAAGACGATTGATCCCAAGCTGTTGTCCAACGACGACAAGCCACCTGAGTTGCAAGCTGCTGAACAGCAGATTCAGGCGATGGGTCAAGAGATGGATCAGATGCACCAGATGTTGCAGAACGTCGGTAAGTCGATGGAAGCGCAGGATCTGGCGGTCAAGGAATTTGAAGCCACGATTAAGGCTTACGACGCTGAAACCAAGCGTATCTCGGCTGTTCAGGCGTCTATGACACCTGAGCAAATTCAGGACATCGTGCTTGGAACCGTGCATGGCATGATTACAAGCGGTGATCTCGTCAATCAGATGCCTGGACAGGAACTGCCGGGAGATCAAAATGATATGCAAATGCCACCTGATATGGGTGCTGCACCACCACCGCCACCCGACATGGGCGGCGCGTTGCCGTCTGACATGGGCGCTATGCCGCCGCCTGATATGGGAGCCATACCACAATGAAAGCCGCTGATTTTGTAGGTTTGCTGTTCTTGGCGCGGGATGTAACCCATTCCGTTCACTTGAACACGCGCAGTTACGCCAAGCATAAAGCCTTGCAGAAGTTCTATGAGGGCATTGTAGGCTTGGCTGACACGTTTGCTGAAGCCTACCAAGGCCGGTATGGGTTGATGGGCGGCATCACGCTTCAGACGGCCAAGAAGACGGCCAATGTCACCGAGTTTTTGCAAGACCAACTTGACGAGATTGAGACTGCCCGCAGCAAGGTCGTAGACAAAGACGATACGGCATTGCAGAACATCATCGACGAAATTGTGGCTCTTTATCTGTCCACTCTCTACAAACTGAAATTTTTGGCGTAAGGAGCTAACATGGCAAATTATATGCAGCTTGCTGCTACTCAACAGGTTAAAGTCGGCGCAGGCAAACTTTATGGGATTTTTGTCTCTGCCACGTCTAGCGGTACTTTGGTGGTATATGACTCTGGCGCAAAAGACACTAACGACCCCAAAATATCCAACACGATTACGCTGACTGCGGGTACTTCATATTTGAACTTCCCAGCGGGGCTGTTTTTTAGTAAAGGACTTTATATCGTACTTGGCGGCACGTCCGCTCAATTTACGGTAGCATACGAGTAACCGTATTGGTGCGGCTCACCAAGGATTCTACAAGGATCAAAAATGTCTGACGAAGATGTGTTAGCGGTAGTACCCGCGCCGGAACAGGAAGCGACGACGGCCCCTGAACCTGAGCTACAACAGTCGGATGACGCGCCGGCCAAAGTCTTCACACAAGAAGAGTTGGACGCCATCGTCAGCAAGAGGCTTGCTAAAGCAGAACGGAAATGGGCAAAACAAGCGTCACCGGCGCCTGTAGTACCTGTTACACCGCCTTCTTTAGATCAATTTGGTACTGTTGACGAGTATGCTGAAGCTAGAGCAGAGCAGATCATACAAACGCGGCAGCAACAGGCAAGACACTCCGAAATTGTTTCGGCGTATCAAGATCGTGAAGAGGATGCGAGGGACAAGTACGAGGACTTTGAACAAGTCGCGTACAATCCTAATCTTCCAATCACAACCGTGATGGCCCAGACAATACAGGCTTCCGAGATTGGCCCTGAAGTAGCGTACTACTTAGGGGCTAACCCGAAAGAAGCTGACCGGATTTCACGCCTTGAACCAATGATACAAGCCAAGGAAATTGGACGGATTGAAGCCAAATTGGTTACAGATCCACCTGTTAAGAAGTCAACGAGCGCACCTAGTCCTATATCTCCTGTCACTGCTAGAAACAGTGGAAACCCGGCCTTCGACACCACCGACCCTCGGTCTGTAAAGACAATGAGTGCTTCGGAATGGATTGCCGCAGACCGGCTCAGGCAGAGAAAGAAATGGGAAGCGGCACACCGTTAACACAGCTTTTGAAAGGCTAAATCATGGCGAACTCTATTCTTACTATCGACATGATCACCCGTAAGGCTCTTGAGATTCTTGAGAACAACCTGGTGATCACCCGTAACTGCAACCGTCAGTATGACGATTCTTTCGCTGTTGAAGGCGCAAAGATCGGCTCGACACTCCGCATCCGTCTCCCAGATCGCGCTCTCGTCACTGACGGCGCTGCTCTTCAGGTGCAGGATGACAACGAGCAGTTCACAACACTGACCGTTTCTTCGCAGAAGCACATCGGCGTCAACTTCACATCGGCAGAATTGACGATGCAGTTGGACGACTTCGCTGAACGTGTTCTCAAGCCTCGTATCAGCCAGTTGGCTTCCTCGGTCGATGCCGACGTTGCTAACGCATACAAGGGCATCTACTCGTCGGTTGGAACCCCAGGCACGACACCATCCACGTCGTTGGTTCTCCTTCAGGCACAGCAGAAGCTCAATGAGTATGCCGCCCCAATGAATGACCGTTACGCAACAGTTAACCCTGCTGCTAACGCGAACCTCGTTGAAGGCATGAAGGGCTTCTTCAACCCAGTTGACACCATCAGCCGCCAGTTCAAAAACGGCCTTATGGGTACAGGTGTTCTTGGCTACGACGAGATCAATATGTCTCAGTCGATTGTCCAGCACACGACTGGTTCGCGTTCGGCTTCGGACACGATCCTTGTCAACGGCGCTGTGTCAACGCAGGGCCAGTCCACCATCAGCCTTGATGGCGGCACAGCTTCGGCTACGTTCAACGTCGGTGACGTGTTCACGATTGCTAACGTGTACTCCGTCAACCCACAGACCCGTCAGTCAACCGGCAGCTTGCAACAGTTCGTTGTGACCGCCGCTGCTACGGCATCTTCGGGTGCGTGGACAGACATTGCGATCTCGCCACCTATCTACACCTCGTCTAACGCTCTTGCTACAGTGGACTCGTTCCCTGCTAACAACGCGGCAGTCACGGTGCTTGGTGCAGCGTCCACGACGTACCCACAGAACCTTGTATATCAGAAGAACGCCATCACGCTTGGTTGCGCGGATCTCCTGCTTCCACAGGGCGTGGATATGGCATCTCGTCAGGTTCATAACGGCATCTCGTTGCGTATTGTTCGTCAGTACGACATCAACAATGACCGTATGCCTTGCCGTATTGACGTGCTGTATGGCTACTCCGTGATTCGTGCGCCTATGGCCGCTCGTATCTGGGGTTAATTTTTAACTCAGGGCATAACGCCCTGAGTTTTTCCTTCTTTCTTGTGGAGAATTACTATGGCTCTTCCTTCTGTAGGCGGCGGCTATCAGTTTAATGATGGCAATCTTGATGAAGTTAAAATGTCTGCTATATCGGTTCCGGCCACTGCGGTAGACAGCGCGACTTTGACGGTAACTCAGTTGATCAACGGCATTGTTCTTGGTTCGCCAACAACGACGGCAGCATATACGCTTCCGCTCGCAACGACCCTTGACAATACGTTGACCAACTCTAAAGCCGGTTCAACTTTCGATTTCCGTATCATTAACGTCACGGGTTCTGGCGTTATTACGGTGACAACCAACACAGGTTGGTCGATTGGTTCGTCTGGCTCGCAGGGTCTTATGACCGTTGCGGCGACTGCCGGTACAGTTCGTTCATTCCGCGCTCGTAAAACGAGCGATGGGGCTTGGGCGCTCTACGCGATCTCGTAATAAAAACGGGGCGGGGTAATTCCCGCCCCAATTTCAAAGGGCGAAAAATGAACGTCATTCTTGAGCATCCGGTACACGGCAGAAAAATTGCTATTTCCGAAATGGAAATTCAACACGATAAAGAACATGGCTGGGTTCGCGCTAAAGATAAACCAGTTGATAACCAGACTACAAATGAGTTAGAAGTACGTCGTCGTCGTAAGCCAGACGAGGCATAAGGAGCCACCATGACGACTACCGCAGGAGATCAAATCAACGGCGCTTTGCGGCTTATTGGTCAGCTTGCAGAAGCCGAAACACCTTCTGCGGCAACGTCTCAGGACGCTCTTGCCGCGCTCAATCAAATGATTGATTCGTGGAACACAGAACGACTGGCTGTCTTTTCTACGCAAGACCAAGTTTTTAATTGGCCACCTAACGTCCTTAGCCGCACGCTTGGCCCTTCCGGTGATTTTGTCGGCAACCGTCCAATACTTCTGGATGACGCCACATACTTCATCGATACGGCGTCGGGCATCTCTTACGGCATCAAGATTATCAATCAACAGCAATACGACGGTATTGCGGTTAAAACAGTCACTAGCACATACCCGCAAGTGATCTGGGTTAACATGACTTACCCCGACATTGAGATGTATGTGTACCCCAAGCCTACCAAGGTGCTTGAGTGGCATTTCATTTCTGTTGAAGAGTTAACCCAGCCTGCGTTGCTGTCCACCACTCTTGCTTTCCCGCCGGGCTATCTCAGAGCGTTCAAGTACAATCTCGCCTGTGAAATTGCGGCCGAGTTTGGTGTAGAACCGCCACCGCAAGTGCAACGCATTGCAATGACATCTAAGCGCAATCTAAAGCGCATCAATAACCCTGATGATGTCATGTCTATCCCATACGCAATTGTCGGAACTCGTCAAAGGTTCAATATTTTTGCAGGGAACTACTAATGAAATCGCCAATTCTGGGGCAAAGCTACGTTGCAAGAAGCGTAAACGCTTCTGCAAATCGTATGATAAATTTGTTCCCGGAAGCTACACTTCAGTCTGGTCAGACCGCAGGGTTTCTTAACCGCGCTCCAGGTTTGCGTTTGCTCAACTCTATTGGCAGTGGGCCTATCCGTGGGTTGTGGTCACCGCAGCTTACAGGACAAAATGCCTACGTTGTGTCAGGGTTCGGGTTCTATAAAATTGACACTAATTATGTAGCTACGTTTTTGGGTAACGTATCTGGTACTGGCCCTGTATCTATAACAGATAACGGAACGCAAATTTTTATTGCGGCTAATCCAGACGGTTATATTTACAACATGACTACCAACGTATTTGCGCAAATCACAGATCCTGATTTTGCCGGCGCGTCTACGGTAGGTTTTCTTGACGGGTATTTTGTGTTTACCCAACCTAACAGCCAAGTATTTTGGGTAACGGATCTTTTAGATGGCACGTCTGTACAACCGTTAAATTTTGCCAGTGCTGAAGGTTCACCTGATGACCTTGTTGGCTTAAT